ACCGATGAGATACCGGCCAATGTCATCCTTCAACAGCTCGATAAAGGCCCAGTCACTGGGATGCATGACAATACCCGTGGCCGGGAACTCAGCGAGATAGGCTTGCAGGATGGCGAGCCGGATGTTGTCGATCGAGGTCGGGGTCGTGATGGTGATCGGCGCTGAGAACGCAGTCGCCTGGGGGATGATCCCCAGAAGATGCTGCCCGGTCCCGTCTCCATTGAGCAGCTCGCCTTCCTCGACGAGCTTGAGGCCGTACATCAGGCGCATGTCGATCAGCGAGCGCAGCTGCGCCACGTCATCCATGACCTGGCGAGAGGCCTTCATGTAATGCGCGATGACACGAGCGCTCGTCGTCACGAGATCGAGCTTGATATCGCTCTGCTGCTTCGCCGCCCCTTCTGCGACGGGCGCGGCGGAGTTCGTGTAGCCAGTTTCTTTCACGTACTCCAGGCTGTTGCCATCCATGCGGCCGGGCGTGATGAGATCGCGCACGGTGAGGCGCCGGTTCGGCATCTGGAGAATGCCGGGGAGCCGCGTCTCGTTGATGGCATCGCCGACCGAACCCGCCGCGTTCGTCGTCAGCGAGGTCAAGATGGCCTTCTGCTCGATCGAAGCGCGACCACGCCCGCCATTGGAGAGGAGGGCCTTGAAGCTGTCGCTATCGACAAACTTGTCGCCGAAAGTTTTCACCGTCTGGCCGATGCCGTCGCCGCGGGCGACGAGCCTTTGCTGCAGCGTCTGCAGCTCGGCATTGAGACCGCCGATCTTGAGCAGGGCCTCGTCGGCCTTCTCGGTCGTGGTCTTGGTGACAGCACCGCTCGTCTTCGCTTCGCCGAGAGCCTGCTCAGCGACGGCGCGAACGCTATCGAGGGCAGCCTTGACGTCGTTGGCGAGATCTTCGGCCGATTTGGCCCCGCTTTCGGGCCTCTCGAAAAAGATACGCGGGCCGACGGACGACGACGCGAGACGCGCGACACCGCCCGCCCCCACAGTGCGGGAGATTTCAGACATGACGTTCAATCCTTCTGGGTGAGATGAAGATCAGCCGAGTTTCAGCTTGCGCGACAGCGCTTCCCAAAAATCAGCCGGCTTAATCGCCTTTTCGTCGGGCTCACCCCGAAGGATCGGCGCCGCCTTGCACGTAATCGCCGTGGCAAGGCTCTTCGAAAAACCCCCTGACTCTCTCAGGAAGTCCTCGAATTCACGGAGATTCGGCATTTGGCCGACCTCCAACATGGCTTTGACGGAGACCACCCGGGCCTCGATGTTCATCGGCATGCCGACGAGCGAGATTTCGCGCAGATCGATAGTCTTGAGCATGAGGACACCTGTTTTCTTGTCCTGCTCGGCGCCGCCGGGCGGAATGCGATAGCCGATCGAGAGACCGTTGATGGCGCCGGCCTTGAGCAGCGCATAAACCTCGCCGGCCCGGCGCACCGCGTCCTTGAGCAGGCGCCCGCGCACGAACAGGCCCTTCGACTCTTCGCTGATGTGGTCCCAGAGCCCGATCGGCTCGTCCGGGTTATGGTTCCAGTTCATGGTGATCCGGCGCTTGTCGCGTCGGGCCTTGGCGAGGCTGTCCTTGAAAGCCTCCGGCATGACGCGATCGCCGCCCTGGTCGACGCTGTGCGTCGACGCCCAGCCCTCGACGACACCGCCGTCGTCATCGAGCGCCTTGATGTCGAGGTCGAAATCGAGGGTCTTGGTTTGCATCGCACCGCTCCTTAAGCCGCCGATTGCTTTTCGATCGCCGCCGGCGTCGGTTGCGCGTCGATCGGCTGATTTTGAATTTGCATGCGCGGAATATCGCCACCGTCGACCGGCGGCAGGTTCTCTAAATTGCGAACTTCGTTGATCGTCATCCAACCGTTCTGCAGGCCGCTGTTATAGAAGGCCGCTCTCGCTGCGCTGTCGCCGCGCAGGAGGCCTTCAACGACAAATTCGACCTGCAGCCCGGCGGCACGATCAAGCGGCGTCAGAAGCTGTTTTTCGAGCGCCTGTTCGATGCGCTTCAAGCGTCGGCGCAGCGAGAATTTCTGGAAACCGAGCACCTGTTGCTCCAAGCCGGTGCCCCAGCTCGTCGATTTTTCCGTGTGGCCGATCATATGCGGTGGCACACCAAAAAAGCGGGCGATCTCCTCGACCGAAAAGCCGCGCGACTCCAGCATCTGCGCGTCTTCCGGGTTGATTGAGAGGCTCTGCCACTTGGTGCCGCCCTCCAGCACCATCGGCCGGCCGGAATTGACCGCGCTGGCGAATTTCTCCTGCAATTTCGCCTCGACGAGCGTGCGCTGCTCATCGGTCAGGAATTTTTCGAAGGTGAGCGTGCCGGACGGCCGCAAACCATTGCGAAAGGTCGAGGCAGCGGAGCGTTCGATCGCCGCGGCGAGGCCAAACGTGCGCCGGCCGTAGGACAGCGTCGAGAGGCCGCCGTAGGGCGAGCCGCCGAAGCCGCGAATGTGCAGCATCGAGGCCGAGGTCTGCACGTAGGTCTTGCCCTCGTCGCTCCAGCGATAGGTGAGATCGCCGCTGGGATTGCGCTCGACGCTGACGATATCGGGCTGGATTGGTTCGAGCGCCTTGACGACACCGCCCTCGCGGTAGATGCGCGCAAACGCATTGCCCCACAATTCGACCGCTGCGGCCATGAACTCCCAAAAATCGCAGGCGGTTTGATCGAAATTCGGGCTGTCGTGCAAAAGCCAGTAGAGCGGGTGATCGTAGGCGACCGTGCGCCCGCCACTTCTGTCCGTGCGGTAGACCATGATCGGCAACGAGGCGATCGTGCCTGCCAACAGGTTGACGCAGGCCCAGACCGTCGACAACGCCAGCACACTCGATGAATTCAGCGATTCACCGGAATAACCTTCAGGCGCCGACCAGCCGTGCGGGTTCTGCAGCGTCACCGGCCGGATGAAGAGGCCGAGCGCCTTTTTCCAGATGCTCATGCGGTGCCTGCCACGGTCAGTGAAGCGAGATAGCCGGCGAGGCTGCCGCCCTCGACGATCGGATTGAGGCTCATCAGCGCCACGGCGTCGAAACAGGCCATCAGCGGGTCAATTTTGGCCGTTCCGGACGCCTGCTTGGTGATCGTGATCGCGTTGCCGCGCGGTTCGACCTTGGCGTTGCCGACCGCCCAGGCCATCAGCGCCTGACCGGCATGCGTGAGCGTCCCGTCGGCCAATTTGCGCTCGGTCGTCTTGATCGCGCCGGAGAGTTTCCAGCCCTGTGAGATGCCGACGACCTTCTCACCCTGGATGCCGCGCTCGGCGAGCGCATCGACGATGAGACCAACGCCGACCGGGTCGAGGCCGACCTTGAACAGGAGCCCGGTCTCGTCGACACGGGCGGCGAGATCCGCCACCGCCTCGACGTCGTCGCCGAGCCGCTCGATGATCGTGAGGTCGCCGGAGCGCTCCAGGTCGCGCAAACGCGCGCCCTCGCTGCGCCGGCGCTCCAGAACAGCCGAAAAACACCAGGCATGCGTCCACAGAAGCCACTCACGAGTGTCTCGATCACGCCCGAGCACGGCAACGCCCAAAAGGTCGTCCAGGCCGCCGCCGTCGACACCGATGCAGACGACCTCGGAGCGCGCGAGGAGCGCGTCGAGGGTAAGCGAGGAGGACGAGCGCTTTTCCCAGTGTTCGGCCCCCACCCAGCGGTCGCTGCGCCGCGCCAGGCCGATTTCGACATTCAAGTGCTTGGCCAGGAAGCCGCGCAGGGACGATTCACCGGCGTTCGCCGCCTTGTCGTACTCGCGCTCCAGATATTCGACGTCGACGCTCGCGCCAAGGTTCGGATTGGTCACATAGAAATTGGTTTTGTCGCGATAGCTGCCGTCGGCGATCATCGCCGGCGGATGCTCGTAGAGCACCGGCAGGAAGCGCTTGTCGACGACGATGCCATCGCGAACGTCGCGGGCATATTGCAGGCGCTGCTTGAAGACGCCGGCGGGCGCCTCGTCCGACTGCGTCGACAGGTAGATGACAAATCCTTCCGGCCGTGAGGCGAGACCGCCG